GCGATCAAGTCGAACATCGTCCGCGCCTCGCAATATACCGCCGAGAAGGTGGTCAATTCGAACGCCGGTCAGCTCGTGACGACTCAGTATTCCTAATCCTTAAACGGATTTTGATCTTAAAGCCTCACGCTTTACGGCGTGGGGCTTTTTGTTTTGACCATTCCAGGAGATCCGCAAGACCTGACGCACACACAACGACGACCATGATACTTTCTCTTTGCGTAATTGCGGGCAATGAAGCGGCACAGATCGGCGCCATGCTCGAGAGCTTTAACGGCGTGATCGACGAGGTCTCACTCGTGCGCGCCATCGGCTCCCAGGAACCGGACGCGACCGAGCAGATCGTGCGCGACTGGTGCATGCAGAATTCCGTCGGCTTTATCTTTTCTGAATACAAGAATGGCGCCACGGCACAGGCCTGGAAGCATGTCGATTCGTTCGCTCGCGCGCGTAACCAATCCTTCGCCCAGGCGTGCGGCGACTGGCTGATCTGGGCGGACTGCGACGACGTGATCGCGGATGCTGACAAACTCCGGGACAGACTCGCCGAGCTATCCGAGGACGTGCTCATGCTTCGCTGCCCGTATGATGTGCACGGCACCGGCAAAAAGCTGCACCGCGAACGGATCATTCGGCGCTCGGCGTTTGTGTCTGGGCGCATCTGGCATCACGACGTGCACGAGAACCTGCTCTTGCTGCCGAACGATCGGCATTTCGATTGGGCGACGCCAATCTGGCATCACAAGCCGATCTCGATCAAGCAGGACAACCGCAAGCGGAACCTGGCGATCCTGGGGCGGAGCGTGGCCGAGTCTGCAACGCAGTATTTTTACGTGCACCAAGAGCACTATTGCGCCGGCAACAAGACGGCCGCGGAGCAGTTCGGGCGCATCGCACTGAGCTTCCCGAACCTCGACGACTCTTTTCGATACGAGGTCCAGCTGAATCTCGCCAGGCTCGTCGCTTCCCGGCGTGAGGCGATGGGCTTCGCGATGAGCGCGCACGGTGTTTTCCCCTGGTGTCGCGAGGCCATTGCGTCGGTCATCCTCCTGGCGTTCGAGCGCAACGACGGAAAGCGAGCGAGCTTCTGGGCGTCTCGGATGCTGACCTTGCCGGAGCCGAGCGAAAAGGATCGGCCGTGGACCCATGAGGTTAAATGGTACGGCTGGGCCGGCCACGACCTGGCGGCGCGGGCGTTTCGTCTCGCCGGCCAACTGGACGACGCCGCCGCGATGCAGCTCGTGTTTCACAAGCACACTCAACCGCGGATCCGAATCATGCAAAAGACCATCGGCAACTCGACCCGTTCGGTGTCATTCCGTGACGCGTGGCTCTCGACCGCGGCGCAGCCGGACCGCATCGAGCACCGTTTCCTGGTGCGCGCCGACGACGCCGAGACGATGAACATGGCCAAGCAATTTCTGCACGACGTAGGCGAGCCAAGCGCCGCGGATCCGGGCGTCATCCAGGTCAATGCCGAGGATGGCATGGTCGCACCGCACGGCTGGGATGAGCGGATCCTGGCGAGTGGCTGCACGCTGATTGACGCCGAGAACATCGAGCAGATCCTCGGGACAAAAAAGCCATGAGCGAACAGCCGGCCATCGTTATCTGCACGGTCAACTCGGCTTGCCTCGAGGTCATGCTCGCCTCGATCAAGGCCTACGTGCCGGCCGGCGTCGAAAAGCACGTGCACTTCAAGGTCGGCGCGACCTTCGGCGAGGCCTACAACTTTGCGATGCGCGACGCCTTCACGCGCCACTCCGAGCTGGTCATCTGCAACGACGATATCGTTTTCACGCCGACGACCTGGGCGAAGCTTCTGGCGGACGTTGCTCTGCTTAAAGAGGCGGTCGCGGATCTTGGCTATGTCGCAGCCAGGTCCGACTATGCTCGAGGCTCGCAGAACATCCGCTGCGGATCCGGGCGCCTGGACTTCCTGCGATTCGAATCGGAGCGCAGCATCATTGAGACGCCGGTCATCGCGCCGATCTGCGCGTGGATCCACCGGGATGCGTGGATCGATTTCCCGCCGATCAACTGGTTTTCTGATGACGTGCAATGCGCGGACATGAAGCGCCGGCACTTTGTTTCCCGGGCTTACGTGCACCACGTCGGCTCACAGACTTGCGGCAACGACGCAGCCAGGTGCATGGCCGACGCCGAGCCCTGGCTCAAAGCGAACCGGCCGGCGATGCACGCGCTGCACTTCGGCGCCGTTTGACAAGTCGCACAATTATATGGCCGCCGTCCGAGATTTCGACCCGACGCAGATCAATTCCGATTTCTCGGCGATACTCGCGCAGGCTGGGATCTCGTTCACTTATCAGGGCGCCTCGATTACCGGCGTCTGGTCTGCATCGCGCGATGCGTTCGCGGACTTCGAGGACCAGCGCCGAGACGACTCGCGCTTCACGGTTTTTTTCCTAACCTCGAGCGTCAGCGCCGTGCCCCAGGTCACGCAGACTCTCTCCCGGGCGAGCATCACCTACTTTATCGAGCGCGTGACCCTGGACGCTGAGGGCGCCGGCTGCGAAATCGAAGTCTGCAAGTCGATATGATTCAGATTGAGAGCAGTTTTTACGGTTTGGAACAACAACTGGCGAACCTTGCTTTGGAAGCAAAGGTCAGCCTCGGACTTGTCATTAAGGAAGAAGCCAAATATGCGATCCAGACCATCGTTAAATTCACGCCACCGAAGAGCAAGCAGCAGGGCGCGAACGCGGTGCGGGGAGATTTTTCTAAACTAAGTCAACCGCTTGTTTATCAAGACCTGCAAGCCAAGGCAACCGCAGGCGGATTTTACAAGTCGATGGCGCGCTACGTTCGCAACCGCCAGGTCGAAAAACTCCGTGCGCTTTTGCGTAACCCGAACCTCTCGCATTACTACGGGATGAAACTTTTGGACAGCGGTCAGGCTTTGCGCCAAGAACACAGACAAAGACAAAACGCGCGCGGCAGAATCACCGGCAAGCCTAACTCACTCGCGTTCGGATCCGACTTCAAAAGTATTAGAAATGAGATCGAGGGACGCGTTGGCTGGACGGTTTCGGGCTGGAACGCATCGGCAAAAGTCACCGGTGCGCGCTACAAGAAATTCAGCGACAAGCTCAAGCCTCAGACTCGTGGCAACAAATTGTTCGGCTCGGTGCAATCGAGTTTCGGCACACAACCATTTATCAAAGCCACGGCGCACAACGTGAAGATCCCAAATTACCAACGCATGATCGACGGAGCTATCAATTCGCGGATCAAAACAACCACAAAGAAAGTCGCCGCCGTTCTAGCCAACCGCGCCGTCAATCTTGGCTTCACCCGCGTCGGTGGCGCGATGCCAATCAAAACCGCAGCATGAGCACACGCACAAACATCCGCAACGCAACTGGCGCCGCGCTCACCGGCGCTCTCGTCGTGCCGACGGCGAACATCCTACGCGGGCGAAACAACACGATCGCCAGCATCAGCTTCCCGGCCGCTGCCGTTTACGCCGTCAGCGAGCAGATCGAGGTCCGCACACTCGGCCCGAATAACCGCACGCAATACCGGCAGCTCCAGCTCATAGTGGACTACTTTGTCGCCGAGAGCGGGACCTATTTGATCGACGACCTTTTCGACACCGGGAGCGCAGCGGTCGAGGCGGCCGTGCTCGCCGACGTGACGCTGGGTGGTCAGTGTCAAGACCTGCATTTGACGGGAGTCGAATATACGATTGAGCCAGATGAGGACCGGCGCTTCGGATCTGCTCGTCACACTTTTAACTGCATCTACTTTTCAACCGACTAACCTAATTTTATGGCAACCAAACTCGGCCGCGAAGGCCTTATCAAACTGTCCAGCACGACGATTGGTGAACTGCGCAACTATGCTCTGACCCACACGTCCGACACCGTCGAAGACTCCGTCATCGGCGACACCTACCGTACCCGGCTCGCATCCATGAAATCGTTCTCAGTTTCTGGCGACCTTTATTGGGACGAGACCGACGCCGGCCAACTCCTGATCACCATCGGAAGCTCGGTCACGTTGAACCTTTATCCAGAGGGCTCGACGACCGGCGATGTTTACTATTCCGGCGCCGCCATCGTGACCCAATTCAACGTCAGCGCCAGCTTCGACGGCATCATCGAGGGCTCAATCGCTTTCGAGGGCAACGGACCGCTGAGCACGTTGACCGCTTAATCTCGCAGGCAAAAAACACACACACATGGACGCAATCGATCAAGTCAGAGAACATTTCGCCTCACTCGGCACGCGCAAGATCGACGTGCCCGAGTGGAAGCTCGTCGTGCACGCTTCGCCGGTCACGCTATCGGAAAAAAACCGGCTCTATCGTCGAAGCAAGGAGAACGACATGGAGCTCCTGGTGGATATTCTGATCATGAAGGCGACCGATGAGCACGGCGTGAAGCTGTTTACCATCGAGCACAAGCCGACCTTGCTCAACAAGGCTGATAGCAACGTCGTCGGTCGCGTCGCAAACGCTATTCTCGCGGACGATGCGCCGAAGGTGGACGACCTAAAAAACTGATCTACGGCGGGGAGGCGGCCGACTTCCTGACCGTGTACGCTCTCGCGGATCGGCTCCACAAATGCGCTCATGAAATTCTTGCCATGCCGGCGCAGGAACTGAACGGCTGGCTTGTTTACATCGAACACCAAAACAGAAAACTAAAACAACATGGCTGAAGCATCATTCACACTCCGGGCGGTCGATGCGACGAAGGCCGCGTTTGCAAGCGTGCAGAACTCGCTCGGTAAGCTGGAGAAATCAACGCAGTCGATTTCCAAGATCACCAAGCTGGCGTTCGGCGGCGAGGCCGTGATGGGCGCGCTGAACATGATGAAGCAGCGGCTGGACAAGGTCGCGACCGCTGGCGAAGAAATAGGATTCAGTGACGAGCAAATTGTGGCCGCAATGCAGATGGAGAATCTCGTCGAGGGCACGCTGAACCTTTTCATGAAGCTGCCGCTGGCTCTAGCACAAGTTGGCATCAGCATTGGAAACGCTTTTACGCCACTTACAAAAGACGAAATCAGGCAAAAGCTCGACGATCTGAAATTCGTGAAATTCAGGAAAGAGATTGAGGCATCGGGCGCAACGCTGGCCGAATTGAAAAAAGATTTTGACCAGATAGGAATGTCGCAGGAGCAACTAACTGCGGCAAAAAAGAATCTTGCTGAGACGCTCGGTGCAGAACTGGAAGCAATGCGCGGAAAAGGCGATCCAGTTGCTACCGCGAAAAAAGAAGTTGAGCTTCAAAAGCTTTTGAATGACCTGAGAAAAGACGAAGTATCAGAGACGGAAAAACTCAAGAAACTAACCGAGCAACTGGGGGTCGTTCAAAGCCAAACATCTGTTGCGACCATTGAACAGTTGCGCGAAAACCTTCAAGCGGACAAAATGCGCGTGAGTGATTTACTGGGAGCGCGCGAGGATTTTGGTTTAAGAAGAGACATTCCAGAGGAAAATACGCAGATTCAAATCAGGACAAAGGAACAGTTACTCGAGCTTCTTCCAAGAATCCAAGCGCGTGAGGAAAAAATTAACGCTCTCATGAAGGAGCAAAACAGACTCTTCGACGACGCCGGCCAAATTCTCGCCACCGGGTTTGAAGACGCAATTCTATCTGGTCAAAAACTCAGCGACACGCTGCGCGCAATCGGCCAAGACCTAGTGCGGCTAGTCTTCAGCAACATGATAACGCAGCCGCTCGCGAAGGGAATCGGAACCTTCCTTTCTGGCATGCGCGCCGAGGGCGGACCCGTGAACGCAGGCGGCGCTTACATGGTCGGAGAAAAAGGACCGGAGCTTTTCGTGCCGCACGCATCGGGCAGCATCGTGCCAAATAACAAGATGAGCGGAGGCGGATCCGGCAGCGGAGGCGTCACGGTCAACTACAACATCGCGGCCGGCGTCTCGCGCGCCGAACTCGTGCCGATCCTCGACCAGGAGCGGCGCCGGCTAAAGGCCGAGATCCCCGATATGGTTCGCCGCGGCGGCGGATATCGCGCAGCCTTCGCCTAATCGTCATGGCCATCTCCTATCCACTCACTCCGCCGAGTCCGTTTAACCTCTCGCAGCTCTCGTTCACGGGCGTCTCGGCGACCTCGCGCAACACGTCGCCGTTTACGCTCCAGACCCAGCAATACAACTGGCCAGGCCAAGCGTGGCTCGGATCGGTCGATTGCCCGCCGATGAAGCGCGCGGACGCCGAGGAGATCGTTTCCTTTCTGCTGAAGGCGCAACGTGGCACGTTTTACTTTCAAGACTACGCCAACCCGACGAACCGAGGCGGCGTCACTGGAACGCTGACCGTTGCAAGCGCAACCGCGAACGGGACCACGCTCGGGATCAGCGGAGCGACCGGGCAATTCGCCGTTGGAGACTGGCTTCAAATCTCGACCTCGCTCTACAAGGTCGTGGAATCGACCTCGTCATCGAGCGTGGACGTTTTCCCGGCTCTCCGCAAAAGCTACGCCGGCGGCACATCAATCACCTACACCAACGCCAAAGGCGTCTTCCGCCTGGCATCGCCGAGCACCGAGTGGTCAATCGGTGAGGCGAGCATCTACGGCGTCGGCTTTGCCATCATCGAGGACGTTGAATCATGAGCATCACCACGGCAGGTCGGTCGCTCTCGGCCGGTATGGTCACGGAGGTCAGCGCGTCGCAGCTCTCGCCGATCCTGCTCGCTTCGTTTTCGTTCTCGACGCCGGTCAGGCTTTGGAGCGGCTACGGTACGATCACGGTCGGCAGCGTGACCTACCAGGGCATTGGCACGCTCGGCACAATCTCACCTGTTGAAGAAACCACCGACCTGGCGGCGCGCGGAATTAACTTCCAGCTTTCGGGTGTGCCGGCGGCTTACGTGTCGCTAGCGCTC